AAGATTTAAGAAACCGATATGAGGAGCTTAGCAAAAAGCATCCTCAATGGCGGCACGGTGCTCTTTTAGAAAAAGTCGCTCAGGAGTTCTTTTTAACTGCCCGTACAGCTGCGGCCATTTTTAACCACGAGGGCATATACAGTCAATCAGCATAATTTCATATCTTTGTAATCCGCTAACCGTTGAGGGTAATTAAAGCTTAGGCCATATTATCATAACTCAACGGTTTTTTTATTTGATCTTACGTATGTAGTAAAATGAAGTCCTTGCCAGCGTCTTACGGTAACATATCTCATACGTCTCCCCATCAAACTCTTTATACCCTAAATACCTGCCCAAAACACCATCTTTTTGAGCCTCTCCCGCTTCAAAAAACTCAAAGGCCACATCAGCCACAAAGCGTTTAATATCGTACAGGAGGTTTACCGTCTGGTACCAGTCTGCACTCCTTTTATTCCGGTCAATGAGTTTGCCAATACCCGCAGATGAGTAATGTACCGGCTCTGCAATACTGGCAATTTTATAACTGCCTGACAGTGCTGTTTTCGCATAGTCTTTAAGTTCCTTTTGCTGAAAATTGATCAACGCCTTACGGGCTTCTAATGCGACCCGCTTAAACTCTTTGATCTTAAAGTATGGGTGATCGCTGTTAAAGACTTTGCCGGTCTTGCCCACATTGGTATTAAATTGTTTGGGCAGGTTTGGCATGTCTTCAACGTTTAACCCGCGATCATCTACAGGCTTATCGGTTCGCCTGATGCTGCAACGGCATCCCCAGTCATTGGGTGGATAGTGTGTGTCCCAAAAAGGGTGATCAATGGGCAGGATTAACCGGTGCCAGTTCTTGTGTAGCTCCCGTGTACGGTCATCAACCACCGCGATATACATAATGTTAGGGTATAGTGATCGTGTGCGCTCTATGCCCTGCCATTTTGAGGCCATACGTCCTGAAGCTGTGGCGCTGTTATACTCAGCTGTAAGGTACCGGGAGTTGTAGTCTGCATCCAGTTTTCGCGCCTCAGCAATAAAGTCCTCCTTTTTTCGGGTTTTGCCGTCTGCATCAATAAGGAGCTTGACCGTTTCCCGTACCTGACTGTGGTTTTTAAATGCTGAAAACACCCCGACATTATACGTCAGCTCGTTGAGCATCTTAAAGTCTGGTGTATTGTAATTGATGCTCCTCAAATTAGCTCCATAACCGCCATAAACCGCCTCAATAAGTTGCGAGGCGGTTTGCTTAAACAGTTCCCTTTGGTTGGGCTTTTTGCCGGTGTAAATCTCCTCAAGCAGTTTCCTGATTACCGAGGGATCAATTTTAGGAGCTTCACCTGACAACTGGATGACCTCACAACAATGACTGCGGTAATACAGATCAAGCAGTTTTACTCCTTTTTTTTTTCGGGATCTTCTTTGCCGGAGTTTCCGGGTTTTGGTGGTGTGGGTGCCGGTAGTGGTTCCAGTTCCACGCCGTAAGTGGACTCCAGATATTTTTGAGTAAGGCGGTACCCGCTATTGTTCATGATCTTCTCATCGATTTTCATTTTATCAATGGGATCACTCAACATCTCAACACCAATGCGCTCAGTATCTTTGATATCATACCCGGCATTGCGCAGTACCGGTACCAGGTTGTCATTAAGCCAGTGTACCACATTGCGCAGGTCTGCCTCGGTGAGTTCGTCCTGAGTATTTTCGTGCACCTCGGCCTGAGATCGGCTTGATCCGTCTTGCGTAGTCATTGTCTGACCGTTTACCAAAATGGAGAGCTGGCTGTCAACCGTCTCAATCTTTTTCATAAAGACGTTAAACGCATCCCGGTTATTGGCTTCTTTGATCTCAATATCTGCAAACTGAGGGAAAACACCATAAGAGGCGGTTCCCATCGTCTTGAGCCAACTGGCAACCTCATTTTTTACCTCGTCATTCATAGTGCCCAGTTTAGCAATACGAATGGGCATACCAAAGATTTGCTCAAACTCATCCCAAGATGCCCAGCTGTGGCGTTTTAAGATGGTAAGCGGTGCAGCTTTCTCCAGAAGGCCATAACCGTCATAAAGTTTGGCAAGTTGCAGATCAAAAGGGAACTCCTCATAAGGCAGACCGGTTTGATCGTAAACGCTCTTGACCACGATCCCACGATCAGGGTTAACGTGCTCGCGTGGTATTTTACGCGCCTTAAGGATTTTGCCATCCACATCCTTGATCCAGTGGATAAGGCTGTACTCGTAAAAAATCGACTCCATAACATAGCGCACGGTGTCTGTAAACCATCTGCGGTTAAGAAATTCTGACCGCTCGTGATCTGCAACCCCTTTCTCATCCTTGATCACAAAACGCTTATTAACGATGCGCAAAATTCGGTTTTCCATCACCGCCGTGAGATGAGCATCAAGGATCACATCTTTGTACAAGGTTTGTAAAAGATAGGTTGCAGGAGCCTGAGTATTTAACCGCTCCAGTCTGGCCATTTGATAGTCACTAATTTCCTGACGGTAAACGCTGTGTTGCTGGCGTACCAGGTCAAGCATTACCTTTTGACTTTTGCCGGCCAGTTCTAAGCTGTTTTTTGCCTTTGCAATGGGTTCACCTCTGTGGTTAAGTATTTCGATCATTGGTCAAATATGTTATCGAGTGTTTTATCAATCTTGTTTTTGACGGCATCATTAAGTACCTCTGAGGCTCCCATAAATTGACGCTGCGGCATTATATCACTGCCCTCATTATGTACCTCTGCGTATTCCTTATCGGTGCTAAATTCAACCCCGTCATTTACTTTGGTTGCCTTTAGGCTGTTACGCAGCTTGTCACCGGTATCGTGACCGGTTAAAATTGCCCGCCCCTGATTTTTGCGGCCATAGGCATTAAGCTCCCCGGCACGTCCTACGCGCCCGGTTCTGTATCGGGTAATGTCACGCCCCCGCTTGTCTGTGGTTTTACGGGGTTGCCATTTTTCAAGAGACTCATCGGTAAAGCCCTCATTCTCGAAAGACTCCTCAAAATGATTGAGTCCTTCCACCTCAATAATATCGAGCAGATCATCCTCAAGAAATTGCTCAAGCTCTCGCGTTTGCCGTTGTATATCCCTTATGAAATCGTCCTGATCCATTGCCTAAAATTGAGAGGGGTATCGCGTGTTACCTCCAAATTTGATAAAGCCATCCCCAGTGCTGTCATCACCTTCGGTCACCGGTTTGGGAGGCAGTTGTCCTGCCGGTATTTTACCGCTTGCAACCTTCTCAAGCCAGAGCATAGCCTCATCATATCGCCCTTTGGTTACCTCGTGGTAATTTTCAGTTTTTCGTGTGTACAGCTCGTGGATCACAATATCCTTGAGGTATTTTACAATCACTTTATCCCGGTTATTGCCCTCTGCTGTAAAAATGGTTTCTACATCAAACCGCGCGGTCAAATACGAGCGCATTACCGCCTCACTTTCGCTTATGATATCATTGGCAATGCTGTCATCCTGGTTGATGACTTTTTGTACCACTTCGGGTACTGATACTGTTTTGAGTTCTGTTTTGCTAATTAACATGCACTTTGGGATTTATTTGTTTGTATGCAGTGGTGGTAAACGTGAGTTTAAAGGCCGGGCGACCATAACGCTCAGTCAGATCAGTTTCCCCCGTTTGCGTGATCTCCATAATATCATTATCAGTGAGCCAGTGAATGGCCTCCGCTGAAGCTTCAACCGTGTCAATTATGGCAAAGCTGTCCTCACGATCTGTGGCACCGTCAAACGTATCACCGTATTTATTAAAAAACAGGTACACGTCAATGGTGACCGCGCCCTCTTTTACGCCCAGTGTCATATCCTGCCAATTGATGGCACCAATTGATATAAAAGCAGCCGGATAACCTTGCACCAGATTGTCTTTAGTGGGTGTTATTTGTGCCTTCCACATATCAACCACCTCATATACTGCCTGAGCTGTCAAACGTGCGCTAATTAAGTCGTGTATTTCCTTTCGTAAACTCATTACCAACCTCCTCTTTTATGTCTGTGCATTAGGGGCTTTCCCCATCCTTGCAAATCTGCTGTAAAGTAAAACTGGGCTTTTCTCACGCAGTTCTCCAAAGCATCCGGAAAGTCATCCGGAGATTTTGTGCCCTTCTCAAAGGAGAGCAGCTGTGTCTCTGCCTCCTCCATATCAGGAGTGTTTTTTAATGCCTTGTCAAATACCAGCGTTTTGTTAAACAATACACTGGTAAGGGTTGCCTCAATTCTTAGGTGTTTGTCCACGTGCTGATCACGGCTGGCCATTGGCATCTCAAAAAAGGATCGTCTTTGTGCCTCCTCCTGAAAAATGGGACCATACACCGCCTCCTGAGCGGCTGTGGCATCGTAATAATGCAAAGCTTTAACGCCTTGTTTTGCCATCTCCTGTACGAGATCATAATGCCATTTAACGGCCTCTGTGATCTCACACTTACGCGCAAATACCTTAAGTACATAAATACGTTGCTTATGAACCCCAAGCAGCGCAAACGCCTTGTAATCCCCTGTGGATTTATAACTCAAATCCCAGAAACCGATTAGCGCATTCCACTTGTTATCCCTGGGCAGCTCCTCGTACCTGATCCACTCCTTTTTAAACAGTTTACCCTCCTCAATAGGGTTATTATAGTCCTCACGCTGCGAGGTGTACCAATCGGTCTCCTCATCAATCTCATCAATCATTTGAGGCGTGTATCGCTGGTGCCAGGATGGAGAGCGGTCTGCATTGCGTAGATTGATGGTGCTCATATCGGTGTTTTTCTTGCCTTTGAACTTCTCAAACAGAAAATCATTGAGCCCGTTTTTCACGATGTAGTTATTCGGTATGATCAATCGCCCCCGGTGCAGGTGAAAGGCTTTTTTAAGGTCGCCTGTGATCTTCTCGCCCTTCTCCTGAATGAGTTCCTTATTCTTAGCCTCTTTGCGATCCTCGCAGTCATCTACACTCGCAAAATCAGGACGGTACTGCCCGGTTCTCAAACCCCTGAAAGGTTGGTTAAGACCCAAGCCTAAAAAGGTGCGCCCGTCTAAAGTTTCAAAGAATCCATCAGCCCAGTTGCCGTGGTTCATTTGCATTCCAAAGTCTTTAATGATCCGCTCGTTGCTTTCGAGGTGTACCTGAATATCACTTAACAGGAGCTTTGCGGCTTTCTCATTACGACCAATGAGCAATGCAAAAAAGAGTTGATCATTTTGCTTGAGGTGCAGCGCATTCCCAACGTTTGTATGAATGGACTTTGCAGCCCCACGAAACCAGCGTCTAAACTGTACAATTTTGGGGTTTTTGAATACTTTGATATAGCTGTCCTGGTGAAAGTCTGCACAAGGCGCATCGGCAAGCGGTACCGGAGTATTAACCCCAAAGTAATAATCAAAGAACTCGTTATAATTCTCAGGCTTAAGCAAGTGTTTAATACGGTCCTCCTGTTGCTGTCCGGTTTCCTTGATCAGGGTATTTAAGGTTGCAGCTTTAATCATTTTACTGCGCGCCTCAAATGCCTCTTGCATTTTCTTTAATTCTGCCTTAGTCATCCAGTGCCTCTTTATAGGTTTTACTCACCACATCGTCCATAATACCCCGGATGTATTTTGCTGTCTCCAGCTTGGCCTCCCGGTTCTTTTTGGAACGCTCGCTTAGGGCATCTTTAAGGATCGCATTTGACAGCTCCTCAAAGTTGTCATACATATAGGCGAGGTTCTTTTTTTTGTCGCTTAGCTTCTCAAAAGTTGAGGAGAGCTTGCTCAGCTGATCTGGGGAGACTTTGGGCTGCTCACCATTCTTAAGCGCTGCAAAACTGCGCAGGGTTTCTGCTTTAAGTTCAGAGATGCTGAGGCTGTGAATATCTTTGGCCTCCTCCCAGCCGTCTTTTTTAGACCATCGTTTTATGGTCTCCAGATGCACCTCAAGCACGTCTGCAATCTCATTATGAGAAAAGCCATTGATAAACATCCGTTTGCCCTGGCGTTTCTTTTTGTCGCTCTCTTTTTTGGTAAGTCTGCCTCCTGCCATTTAATGTGCTTTTAATGTGGTTATAATCTACTTGTAAGGTGCATCCACGATAAGATTGCCATTATCGGCAACTCGCAGGGTGTTGACCTGCATCCCGTCGTATTCAAAGTTGCGTTTGATCTGTGCCAGGATGGCGCGTGGGTTTTCGTTATTGACTTCGGAAAGTATTCCGACTCCGATCTCCGGGGCTTCTTTGTATTCGCCCTTGTG